ATGAACAAAATTAATAATGTTGAAACTGCTCAGGGTCTAACCACACCTGGAGATTATTATGCTGATGCTCTAGTTCATCAACTAGATCGTGACGGAGAAAAGTTGAGAACATACAAATTCCATGATGTTTTCCCAACAAATGTCTCCCAAATTGATCTGTCATATGACACGACAGACACGCTTGAAGAGTTCACTGTAGAACTTCAAGTCCAGTGGTGGGAAGCAATTAGAGGAACTGCCGCTGGCGCAGGTGGCGATAACATCAAGTAATAAATAGATAAGACGGTTTTAAATTTATAAAATGGCAAAACTTTTTGGATTTTCTATTGATGATGCTTCTAAAAAACCGGATTCAATAGTATCCCCCGTCCCCAAAAGTAATGAGGACGGGGTTGATTATTTTGTTCAGTCTGGTTTTTATGGTCAGTACGTAGACATTGAAGGTGTTTACAGAACTGAATTTGATCTGATGCGTCGTTATAGAGAAATGGCGCTTCATCCAGAATGTGATGCTGCGATTGAAGATGTTGTCAATGAAGCAATTGTCAGTGATCTTTACGATTCTCCAGTTGAAATTGAACTTACAAACGTAAATGCAAGTGATAATTTAAAAAAGAAAATTAGGGAAGAATTTAGAAATATCAAAGAAATGATGGACTTTGATAAAAAGTCCCATGAAATTTTTAGAAACTGGTATGTTGATGGAAGACTTTATTATCTAAAAGTGATTGATATAAAGAATCCTCAAGATGGGATCAAGGAGATCAGATATATTGATCCCATGAAGATTAAATTCATAAGACAAGAGAAGAAATCAAATAAGTCTAACGGACTAGCACCTTACCAAAATCCAAATGAACCACTGGATTTAGTAAAGGGTGTATATCCAGAACTTGAGGAATATTATCTCTATACTCCAAGACCAAATTATCCAACAGGAACTTTTTCTTCTTCAGCAAGCACTAAAGGTTCTATCAAAATTGCTAAGGACTCTATCACATATGTCACTTCTGGACTATTTGATAGAAACAAAGGAACTTGTCTCTCATATCTACACAAAGCAATTAAAGCACTCAATCAATTAAGAATGATTGAGGATTCTCTTGTAATTTATAGACTATCAAGAGCACCAGAAAGAAGAATTTTCTATATTGATGTAGGTAATCTTCCAAAAGTAAAAGCAGAACAATACCTCAAAGAGGTTATGTCTCGCTATAGAAATAAACTTGTTTATGATGCGAACACTGGCGAAGTTCGTGATGATCGTAAATACATGAGTATGCTTGAAGACTTTTGGCTTCCAAGAAGAGAAGGTGGTAGGGGAACTGAAATCACCACTCTTCCAGGTGGTCAAAATCTAGGTGAACTCACGGACGTTGAATATTTTCAGAAAAAACTTTATAGATCTTTGAATGTTCCAGAATCCAGAATTGCGAGTGATGGTGGATTCAATCTTGGACGTTCTTCTGAAATTCTAAGAGATGAACTTAAATTTGCTAAATTTGTTGGCAGATTGAGAAAGCGTTTTGCGAATATATTTGGTGATATGTTGAGAACGCAATTGATTCTCAAAAACATTATCACACCAGAAGATTGGGATCAAATTAATGATCATATTCAATATGATTTCTTGTATGATAATCAATTTGCTGAACTGAAAGAGTCTGAAATGTTAAATGAAAGACTTGGATTGGTTGCTACAATGGAACCTTATATTGGCAAATACTTCTCAGTTGAGTATGTTCGTAAAAAAGTTCTTCGTCAGACTGATCAAGAAATTATTGATATTGATGACCAGATTGAAAGAGAGATAAAAGATGGTATTATTCCAGATCCATCTCAAATGGATCCAATAACAGGAGAACCATTACCCCAAGAGGGAGATCCAAATCTTCTAGGTAATGTACCACAAGAACCAGAGATTGACGCAAATATTACTCAGGTAAAAGAACCCAAAGGTGGAGAAATATAAATAATCTTACAATACTATACTAATTTTCATGGAAGATTTACTTGACTTAATTGCAACTGACCAACCCGCTGCTGATATTTCTGATAAAGTTAAAGAAATTTTATACACAAAAGCAGCAGAAAGAGTTGATTATCTTCGTCCAACGGTTGCTAATATCATGTTTGGTGAAAATGAAGATTCTGAGGAAACAACCGGGAAAGAAGGATGATTACAAAAATTGTCACAACTCAAGTCAATACCACAACAAGTGCTGGTGCTGCTAGTAGTATTAGTGATGCAACTTGTGTTCGTTTATATAACAACACAGCAGGAATTGTAACTGTTGGTATAAACACTTTAGTTGGAGCAGCATCAACTAATTTCTTTGAACTTCCAGGCGGATCGGTTGAATTTTTAACAAAAGCAGCGTCTGATGTTATTTGGTCAACGACTGCGATCAGAGCAAATAAAGTAGCATTCACAAACTAAAATGAAACTCATTACAGAAGAAATCCAAAAAGTAGAATTTATCGTTGAAGGCAAAGGTGCCGCTAAAAAAATGTATATTGAAGGTGTATTCCTTCAAGGCAACATTTGTAATCGTAACGGAAGAATGTATCCTATGGACACTCTTTCTCGTGAGGTGAAGAGATATGACGAATCTTTTATCCAAAAAGGTCGTGCTTTGGGTGAACTTGGACACCCAGATGGTCCAACTGTAAATCTAGATCGTGTTTCTCATAAAATCGTTTCCCTCACTCAAGAAGGAAATAATTTTATTGGTAAAGCACAACTTCTTGAAACCCCTATGGGTAAGATTGCCAAATCTCTGATTGGTGAAGGAGTTTGTCTTGGTGTTTCTTCTCGTGGTGTTGGTTCATTGAAGATGACCAACGAAGGTCATAAAGTTGTTGGTGAAGATTTTATGTTAGCAACTGCTGCTGATATTGTAGCAGATCCTTCAGCACCTGATGCTTTTGTTCAGGGAATTATGGAAGGTAAAGAGTGGGTTTGGGAAGGCGGAATCCTTCGTGAACAACTGGCAACCAAAACTCAAAGAAGAATCAATACATTAGTTGATCAAAAAAGATTAGATGAGCATAAAGTCCATCTATTCCAAGATTTCTTAGCAAATCTTTAATTTATAAATAAATATAGATTATAACACAATCAATCTAAAATGTCCGTTGGTAGAAATTTACAAGAAATGGAAAACGTAGTAACCAAAGGGGCTGCCGCTGCCGAACCAATGCACAAGTTAACCACAGGAGTTCCTGATGGTCAAACAGGTGGTTGGGAAGATCTGGGCGGTCCTACCCCAGAAAACTATAGATCAGATGACAATTCAGCACAGCTGAAAACACCTAGTACAACTCTTGCTCAAGTCAAGAATGTTGTAAACAAGGGTGCCAAAGCTGCTGATCCTATGGCAAAACTTGCCAGCGGTTCAGTCAAAGAAGAGACTGATGAAGAAGAGGATCTAGTTGATGAAGAAGAATTAGAAGGTGATGAAGAAGTAGTTGCTGAAGCTAAGAAGAAGAAAGAAGAAGACAAAGCAACAGATGAAGAAGAAGAAGAAGATGAAGATGAAATGAAGGAAGAGTTTGACATTGAAGAAGATGTCAATGCTCTCCTTGAGGGTGAAGAGCTTTCTGAGGAATTCCAAGAGAAAGCACGTACCATCTTTGAGGCAGCAATCAAATCTAAAGTTGCTGAAATCAAAGAGCAACTTCAGTCTCAGTATGAGGAGTCTTTGGTTGAGCAAGTTCAATCAATCAAAGAAGAACTCACTGATAGAGTTGATGCTTATCTTGAGTATGTTGCTGACGAGTGGATTCAAGAAAATGCACTCGCAGTTGAGCACGGTCTGAAGACCGAAATGACTGAATCATTCCTCCAAGGAATGAAGAGTCTTTTTGAAGATCATTATGTAACAATCCCTGAAGATAGATATGATGTCATCGAGAGCATGGTAGATAAACTTGATGAAATGGAAGAAAAACTCAACGAGCAAATTCAAAGAAATGTTGCTCTAAATAGAAGATTAGCCGAGTCAGTTGCTGATGTAATCTTTGCTGAAGTTGCTGAGGGTCTTGCACTTTCTCAGAAGGACAAACTCGCTTCTCTTGCCGAAAATGTTGAGTTTGAAAGTGAAGCAGACTATCGTGAGAAGCTAGTAACTTTGAGGGAATCATACTTCCCATCAAACGCTGGTACTCAAAGAAGCACAAGTGAGACGATTTCAGAAGAAACCAAGACTGAGCAACAGACTCTAACCGAGTCAATGTCTCCAGTAATG